TCAATAACCTCATCTCGATGCATGAGCATCACGCAGTCTGCATCCTGCTCGATACTTCCTGACTCACGCAGATCCGAAAGCATGGGATTTCTGTTTTGTGCTTCCAATGCACGGTTAAGCTGAGAAAGAGCAACCACGGGAATATCAAATTCCATTGCAATTGCTTTTAACTGACGAGAAATCTGGCTTATCTCCTGCACCCTGCTATCCACACCAGGCACGCTAAGTAATTGCAGGTAGTCGATTACGACTAGTCCAAGCTCACCCTCAATCCTTTGCTTGGAAACAAATGCCTGGATACTTTGCAGGGTTGCTTCATTGTCATCCTTAAACGTGATAGGCCATGACTGCATTGCTTTAACTTGTGCTTCCAGCTTTTGCTTGTGGTTAGCTTGGAGAAATCCCTTACTGACGGGTTTACGCACTCCACTCGTGCTTGAAAGCAATCTGCCTGCAATCTCATTGGCAGTCATTTCAAGACTAGCATACGCTGCACGCAATCCACGCTTGGCGCATTCATGGGTAAACTGAATTGCAAGTGCAGACTTACCAACTCCAGGTCGAGCAGCAAGTACATACAGACTACCCTTCTTGAATCCACCCTGTAAAATGAGATCCAATCTGGATAAGCCTGTGGTGAGTGCTTGCGTACCTCCAGCATCCACTTCGAGAAAGTCTGCATGTGCCTGCTTACTTGCAGCTGAACATGCAACCACACCTTTTCGCTGAGAAAGGGAACGAGCGATTCGATTTACGAATCCTTGGGATATTTCTTCTGCTGACTTGTTTGCTTTCAGTTCATCATTGGCATGGAATAATGCATGCTCAACCGCTCGTGTGTTCCTATGCTCAATTAAATAATCAATGTACCGGGTAATACTTCCACCACCATACTTCTCAGAAATGAACATGACTTCATCCTGGAGTTCTGGATGCTTGATAATTACATCAACCTCATTGGCAGGTGATAACTGTAAGCACGTCTCGAAGATCGAGGATCGATCCATGCTACTAAAGTCATCCTTGGTAAGAGCTTCACCTGCTTGTGCGGTTGCCACGCCACTCGTATCGTGGAGCATGGCAGATAGAACTGCTTGTTCTGCTAAATCGTAATCAATGCTCACGGATGGATCGTTTCAATGTCATCAAAATTTAAGCCATGAGTTGTTGACTTTGGAGATCTAACTCTGAGATGTGGAAATCTTTCCTTTAGCCATGTCTTGCACGCACCACGAAAACAAGCATCCCAATCAAGGTATCTCTTGCCACTCGCTTTTGCCCAATCTGTAAATGCTTCAAGCGCACCATCGTAATCGATGCCTGCATCTTCCGCTATGGATCGAGATGGGGAAAAATCTGCTGGTAATAAATGCTTCCCACGGGTCTTCGTTTTGACCTCAGAAATGTCAGGGGTACTATATATATTATTATTATACATATTCGTTAGAATATGTTGCGCGCACGCGAGGCGGGATGGAATACTGCCCCAAATCAGGTCAGTCAAAACTTGTCCCTTAGTTGTACCAGACTGCTCGCAGTAGGCATCTAACAGTTTGTGTGTTTCGTTGTTAATCTTGACCCTCAAATCTTGTTTTTCTGTACTCATTTTTTATGCTCCTAAGATTGCTAAAATCCATGCAAAAATCATCCATAACCAGGTGATAATTGCTGCTATAAATATTGCTGTAATTATTATCTTTTTCATTATTTTATTAATTGCTTGCATTGTATTCCGTTGTGCTTGTTTGTAGTTTACTCGAACGCAAAACTGATGTTTTAGCGTATTTTTTTATTGTTTCTATTTTGATTAAGTATGCCTTTTTGGGGTGCATATCTCCCTTGCCAACGAATTGTCTGAGAGGTGGATTAGTTTCTATAATTAAATCCTTCAATGCTTCTGGCGTGATAAATATAAACTCTGTCTTCGTATCAAAGATCCACCAATCTGCGGTGGTTGCCATCAAGCCGGAACGCTTGCCATACATCTCCACTTCCACCACGAGGTTACCAGAATAATGAGCCTTCCAATCCTGCTTTACCTCATATCCCTGCTTAGTATTGGCTAAGAAGAAATCAAAGCCTGAGAACTTGCCTGGTATGGGTATGGGCTTATGCCCTTTGGATTGGAAGAACTCGATTAATTCTGCCTCACGCAACTTGCCGACAGATAAGCTCGTGTCAAATGCCTGAGTCATTTCTAGATATTACAGATCCAATTGCAAGTGCTTGAAAGAATGCAGTAGTTTCTTTTGTTGGCACAATACCACGCACATGATTCAATCGTTCTCTTTCTTTTTGACGAGCAATTACATTTTGCATGACACGCTTATTCTTGAGACGATTATAGGTTTCTTCTTTGCGATCCTTGATTGCTTGCTTCTCTGCAAGTATACCCTCTCTCACTTCTTTGTAGTATTTTAGTACTACATGAAATGCCCTTGATACATAGTTGTTATGACATCTATCATTCCACTTATTAAAGAAAGGCATACCCTTGTAATGCTTCATTTTATACCTAGTACGCATTGTATTAGATCTACCTTTTGGTTCTAATTTAATATTAACTCTGTAATAACCTGGTTTTTTAATTACCCACGCATTATTACGTACTGCCCCATGACCTGTGTATGGACATGCAAATGGATCGCTAACCCATACTTCAATACAATTAAATGGATAATCATCTTTCTCCCATAATGTGTTCCTAAAATGACGATCTATATTTTCTTGAGTAATGTAAACCAATGGATCGTAACAATATTTGAGCCAACTATTTTCATCTCTTAACCTATACCCAAGCGCTTTAATTTCACATTCCTTTAGACAATTATTATGTAATCGATATACAAATCCATAAAATTTAATTTCTTGTTTATCAAAACCCGTTCTATCCCAAAACTTCAGCTTACTTTTTTCTCGATTAGCCTTTGACCTCATACCTGAGTAAGTAACTGCTTAAGTTCTGCTCTGGTTATTTCTGTGTTCTTACGAAATATAATCTTACCCTTTTGTACATAGTAAGGTAGTTCCTGTGGTTTTAAGTCTTCTTTAAGTTTACTATTCTCAATATATGCTTTCTGCTCAGTCAATGAACGCATGTCACCATCTCCGCACAATTGCATGGTCTGCTCACTACTTGCATCAAGTATACTCACATCAAGCACATCTCCACCAGCAATAAGTAATGGAAACTTCTCACCCTCAAATACTCGATTCTGCAAGCTATAAGGTAAACGCTTTACAATGTTTGTTTTCTTTGCATCAGACATGCCACCAAGGATAAGTTTTGGATGTATCCATTTTCTGCCAATAGCTTCAAATTGTTTCCATGCTTTATTGGGTACAATATCACTAAATTCAAGTTGCATTTTATCTGCATACTCAGGGTTTTGGTCTATTGCTTTAACATATATCTCTCCGGCTTTTACAAATCCATTAATGCCATTAGTAATTGCATCTTTAAATTCGTTCGTTAATTCTTCGTAGGTTTTTGCTAGTTCTGTTATCATAGTATTTTTGAGTTAGTTAGTTTTTGAAGTCCATGACTTCTCGTTTAATAATTTAATTAGGTCTTCAAGTTTGCATGTAAACATGCTCTCTGTGTTATTCTTCCGATGAATTACGCATGGTGGTTTATCACCTGCATCCCGTATGCTCTGCGTCATTGCAGAATATAAATTCAATGCCTGCACATGCTTGGCCTCGATATGAAATGGGAAGTCACTCACCACATCCGGGGAATCCGATCCACCAGAGAACTGTTGTCCTCTGCGTGAACCAGGAAACCCATTCTCGGATAAGTAGCGTGCTAATTCTCGCTCGTATCTTGCACCTTTGGATCGACTATTGATCTTGCCCATCGCAACAGTCTTCCTTGGCGTACAAGTTTACATGCGGATCTTTCTGATGATCTAAGTCCATACCCTGCAAGGTAGCAACTAATTGCTTAATTGCTGCATGCAGTACCACAACCGCGCCATCAAAATTATGCTGTTCAATATGTTGCTCTGCATAATTTAGAACTTTATCCATCTCTTTTAATTTTAATCTATCAACCATTCTGATGTGTCCCTTCCTTCAGTTCTTAACCACTTGTTAATTTCTTTCTTATCCCAAGCTAACCCAACTCCACCACGCCCATTGATTCCGCTGACTTCATATTTAGTGAATCCTTCATCATCATGGAATTGATCCAGGGATGTCTGTGACTTATACCCCATCATTTCTAGAGCTTTCTTACTTGAAACAAGTTTTACCACACTTCCTTTATTGCGTGCCATTTATGCTGCCTTTCCATGCTCCCACCTTAGAGCGTTACTAAATTCATACATGCTAATAGTCTGCCGATTTCTAACCTTTAAGGTTTCTAATCCATGCTTTTTTATTAACTTGTAAATGTAGCTCCTACTGACCCCAAACTTTTCACTAGCTTTGGTAATGCTAAGTCTGTTCTCGGTAAATGGAGTGCCAAGGTTTAGAGTGGTTATATCATCCGTGTAACCAGGCCATACATCATTCTTTAAGCACTCACCATATTCCTTAATGGCATCAATCACATTGGGAACTTCACGCTCAATGTCATTGTTGTCCAAGGTGTAGCATGCAGTAATGTAAGGCTCAGTTTTCTCAACCACCAAGAATATAAACTTCTTAGGCTTCTCACCCATCTGCCTAAGTGCAGTCATGTACCACGCAGCCTGGAATACATACCCAAATTGCCTGACACTTTTAGTGAATCCACGCACACTTGCATCTTGTGTAGTTTTCAGATCCATGACTACCCCATTGCTGGTATTGTACAAGTCTGGTCTGACCTTACATGCCACACCCTCAAAATCAAAGAACCCGGTATGTTCAATCTTACTATCCTCATGGTATAGTAATTCCTTGAGCAATGGATGATCGCTTACGCTGGCAATCACTTCCAGGTTATTCTCATAATCAGAATGTGGTACATATGTAACACAAGGATTATCAGCTTCCATTACCGCAAAGGCTTCCTTATACGCATTTGTGCGTGGTGAGTTGCCATCAATCTCTTGTGGCTTGCACTTGAACTCTTCATCTAGTTTTTGAGGTTCAAGCGCACCACTATGAATCATACTGCCATTGACCAAGGCAGGTGTGCTGGGTGTTGGTTTGTCCATCATGTGCTTCACCTTCATTGGGCATGAAGTGCGCATGCTATATGCTACACTCCTGCCCAACGCTGGATCGGCATGGTACGCTTCGTTACTTATGCCACTCCTAAGCATCAGAACGGTTCTCCATCATCATCTGCTTCAGCAGCAGGTGGTTCAAATTCTGCAAATGGATCTGCACCATCAAATAATGCCGGAAGATTTATAACTTTTAATTCAGCTTTGCAGATTGCTTTAATATCCTCATCCATCTTCTTAATTGGTTTCGGATTCATGCTGTATGTAGTCTCAAGTCCTTCACCATTCCGCACAACTGTGATGTCATACTTCCTGCAATCACCCCAATCCTCATCATTGGCAAGTTGCAATAACTCTGCTTGTAGTTTTGTCTGCGTTAACTCAAGGATTTGCACTTTCTGCTCATCGTAATTATAAACGACAAATGCATAAAAGTTACGTGGTTTATCCTCAAACTTGATGGGTGCAGACTCACCTTCTGGCCATCTGATTGGCTTGCGCTTTCCGTCCGCATCGGTTGTCCACCCTATCGTTCCATGAATAAAGCCTGGCGTTGGCTTATCATCGCTTGATCCAATTATGCGAAATGTATTTTTGCCTTGTGCAAATCGCATGTAGTTTCCACTTCCACCACCACCTTCAGATGGTGCTTTTATATTACTAGGTAAGAATGCCATAATATATTTATTTTGTTTTTGTTGTATTTTATTGTTGCCTCATGTAGCCACTCGTGTCTTTAAGTGACACATGAGTAAAGAAAATCTATCGAAACCCATATCGCTAAGATTAAGTCCTAATGTACGAAAGACTGTTAAGCTCCTTGCGGACGAAACGGGTCTTCTCCAGGCTCAGATTTACGACCTGCTTCTGAGGTCTGCGTGCCGAGCCATTGAGGAGGAAAATCGCAATCTGAACTTACCTCTGAAGTTTCAAGTGGTAAAGAAGTAAGCAACTCCTTTAAGTCGCTCACTCTTACTATATTTGGACGGTCTGAGAATATCTCTACCGTGCCGTCTCCCATTGCTTTAATTTCTATCCCGTTGATTACTGATGTAATTATTGTAGTCATTTGTAGTTGGTATTTTTAATGTTTTTTACGGGCAAGTAATAAATTTGTTGATTAAGCAGTCGCTTTAAGAGTGGGCAGACCAGAGTAAATCATGTCTGTAATCTTGGTATCCGCATGTCCAAGCGCTTTACTCGCTGGATAAATACCATTACTTCGCATCAATCGATGCCCACAATATTTTCTAAGAAGATGAACTGCTCGCCTCTCCTTTATCCCACACTCGTTCTTTAAGAACTGTGGGAATATTTCACGCATCTCCTTACTTGATGCCTTTACTATACTCCCAAAGTCACGCATCTCCATGAGCTTGTCCCAATAATATGGGTCGCATGGTCTGTCCTGGTACTCACCACCGCTCTTGGGTGCGTGGATTCGTATGAGTTTATTGCCATCAAGATCCTCATACATGTCATCCCACTTGGCACGCCTCATCTCTGAGTTGCGTAAGCCAAGACCATAGCATAATAAATAACCAAGGTAAAAATGTGTGCGGTTGTCTTTTTCCGCTTCGCACTTGGCGATAACATTCTCGATAATGCGATCCGGGATGAACTGCTTGGTGGGCTTTGCACGGACAACTAAGGTTGTCCATGTTGCAAAATACGAAGTCTCAATCCCCTGCTCTTCGTAAAACTCAACCATGCCTTTACTAAATAAACTCTTTGCAACCTTTACACGCTGAAAACTCTCAGGCATGGTGCGGATCAAATGCTTGCCAAGCGGAAGACCTGTCTTCGGATGGCGACCACCAAGGTAGCGTGTGTCCATATCCTCGGTCATGCCGAGGTGCTTCAAGCAATAACGAAAACATGCAATACTATTTCTCTTGGTTTCCCAAGATGGAACTTTAAATGCTGTAGACTCACACATCTTATATGTGTAAATCAAATCAGAGATGAGAATAGTACGTAATTTTGGTGGAGTATAATTAATCGTGATATCAGTCATATATTTAGGGGTATTAATACGAGCGGAATACGTGATTAATTCATCTACTCTATTGTGTAAAGTATTTTCAACCGTGGCGTTATTGTTCATTATTTGGATTTTAATTTTTATTTTATTAGGTTCTTAGTGTGCATTTTTTAGAGGGAATTGCTCGCCCCTCAATTATGCTAGGTCTTTATCTATTCGATACGACAAACAATTAAAACAAAAAATGCCCATGTCAAGCATCTTTGTAACTTTTTTAGTCAACTCTTGTTGAAGCGCCAAAAAAAAGAAGCCATTCCTAAGAATGACTTCTCCAACTCTAGGGATTACTACGGCCCTAAAAATTATTAAATTAGTCGGATT